GTATGCTCATCAACAATTTTAATTTTATGATTCTCGATAATATCTTTAATTGCAGAACATCCAAGTCTTTTCACTTTTCGATTCATTTCAATACCAAGACCAGATGCTTTCACCGAGGAAGTGACATGAAGATTCTCATATTCTAAATCATGGTATAAACCATTACATACGACTGAACCTTGATCGTTTGATTCTACGACGATATAAGCATCATTGTAGACTTTCGCGTACTTATATATAATGTTAGGGAAGAGTATGGGCGAGATAGTGTTATTGCGATACACTGCAACCTGCTCAAAGGGTTGAACGGAAATATCGATCACGTTAAACGTAGAATAGTCCTGACCTCTTCCTTTTGATACATCTACAGTCATAACATATTCGTGTTTTTTAGTCGTCTCTTTATAGACGAGAAGGTCTCCCGCTTCAAGGGTTCGAATAGGGTTGTGCGCTCGGAGACTCATCAATGTTTCGGCATTGATGAGAGTATCGCCTGTACCAAAAAAGGTATTACCAAATTCCTGGTCAAACTGGAGTTGTGAAGTATTTGCAATTGTTTGCTTCTTCCAATCTTCATCACGCCCGGGTACATCCCACCAGTCCACGCGGAATGGCTTAAATTCATTTGTACCTTGGACTGCACCTTCCCATATTTTATGAAAAATATTACCAATACCATTTGCGGTTGATGTTACAATAATTTTTGTTTCTTTACCAGATGATACTACAGGATATGTTGATGTATAAAACTCAGCCGCACGTTCTACAAATGCAAACTCATCAAGATATAGCAAGTTAACAGACATACCACGAATCGAAGAACCAGATGTTGCAGCTGCTACAATCCGTGAGTTGTTACTAAATTCAATTGAACCTTTGTTTAATGCTTTACATCCAGGTTGTAGAAAGAATGGAATATTTTCAAGCATGAGAGTAATACGACCAAGCATCTCACGTGCAGTCGCACCTTTGTTTGCCATTACCGCTATGGTCTTTTCACCGTTGAATAAAGCATACCATAGAAGATAAGCGCAAGCAGAGATAGATTTACCGGACTGTCGGCAAGCCAAGACAATATTAAACCGATTATTATCAAAGTGGTCGAACATGTTCTTCTGATATTCATATAATTTAAAAGGCACAAGGCCCCTATCAAGTGCAATTACTTTTACATATTTTTCACAAAAGTAAACTGGATCCTTCATGCATCGCGCATACTCCTGTACGAGCTCTGGTTCCCATTGCTGGTTAACACCATCTCGCTTTACGTTTGGATTGCCTAAATACGAATTATTCGTCTGGAGGAGTGACATCGATTTCTTCACTTTCTTTTTGTAGCATACGCTGAAGATCAGCAGTAGATCCTACAAATATATTATTTTGTTGATGCTCGACTTGTTTGGTTTCTTTGGTAGGTTGTGTAATATCTTTATGCTTTTTATTCAGGTCCATCAACTTATCATTGATGTCTGCAATATTTTTTAACATCCCGGCTAACACTTCATACGCACGGGGGTGCTCGGACTCACGTGCCACATGGATCATATCTTCAAGACCTTCACGACCTTTCTCAATCAGATCGTAATAGGTTTCCCTAGAATAATCATAATCATTTTTAATTTTATCATCTTCTTTCATCATGCACTATCTATAATTGTGGTTATAAAGCCAAAGTCAGAATCTGCTAATCCAATTACATTATCAGATTCAGGTGTAACTCTTACAGTTTCTAAGAATAAATCAGAATCTGCAAGACCAGAGTTAATATCATGAAGATTAGCATCTGCTTGTCTAATAATACCAGAGGTGGCAATTGGACCATGGAAACTGACTTTCATCTCAAAATCCATTGTATAAACAATTGTTCTTCTGGTATCTAATTGACCTTCAAAGTCATCAGAAAAAGCAAGACCTTGTATAATAATAGGTATATCTTCTTTAAAGTCTGGATAATCATCAGGAAATGGTTTAATCGTTAGTGTGTACTGTGGATTAAAATATGGGACAACCTGTTCTACAACTTGTAAAGCATCATCCTGTGACTTAGCATATACATTTAATTGGAAATTAATCGTATAAGGAACTGGCGGAAAAAACTTTTTACGATTTGTATTATCAGTACCAACAGTATTAAATGTTGATGTCTTTGTCAATTGCCGACTTGTATCATATGCAAAGTTTGTAATTTCAAATGACATCCGTGGCAATTTAAGTGCAACTTTAGTATCATTTGTTAAATCATTATTTTCATTAATCCGCTCTAAATATTTTCTTTTAGGAGCATACGACAATGGAACTTTTAATTGACTTGTTCCACCGCCTGAAGAGTTTTTGCGAATAATATAGATGTCATTAAACATGCGACCAAAGATAGCAACACATTTTCTTATTTTTTCATGGTAGAAATAATTACCAAACATTAACTATTCTCCGGATCACCAAATGGATTTGATTCACTAAAGTCGAGGAAATCAGTTGATTCCGTGCTAAAGTCATCATTTTGCTCAGTCGCAGATAGCTTATTCTCTTCAACAACAGAGGTAATAACAAATCCAGCCGAGTCATTTCCATATACATGATCAATCGATAATGGTTTATTTGTTACAAATGTATGTAGTAATCCATCAGTAGACCCAACATGAATAAGCTCGAGTACTTTATCCGAATCTGACCAATCGCTAACTTCGCCGCTAATCGTTAAGTTTGTGGCTGAATCTAATAACTGAGATGCAGTATCACCAATTTCAATATAATTACTACCACTTTGTAACGTCAGTTTATATGTATATGCGTATCTTCCTTCGATTTCATCAATGTCTTCAACACCAGTATCCAAATCTTCACCGCTATATTCAAATAGCTGACAACGCATCTTATAAACTGGAACGTTCTGTAACTGATAAAATGGTTGTTCATGCTCAACATGCATAATTTGAAAAATTGACTTAGACATCGGAAGATAAATCAAATCTCCTTCCAATGGTCGAGTAAGTGTTGTACTAGAATGAACTCGAGAAACCAATTTTTCAAATTTTCTTTTTGATACTACAAATGTTGCTTCATCACGGATCTCAACGCCAAACCGTGTAAAAAGATCTCCTTCACCTTCGAAGCCATCGATATTATCAATGTACATAGAAATTTTATGGGCTGATCCAAATGTAGATGGAATGTCATCACCAAAAATAGAATCCTCATTGACGATCGTTCTTGGTAGATAATAGACTGACTGTCCATAGATCTCTAATGCCTCTACAACAATATCGTTATAAAGGTTTTGTTCGGATCTATTATCCAGTTTAAAATACGGGTTCATTCCCATGTTATTATCCTACAAAGAAGTCAGCTGGCATTTCGTGTTCGAGTCTAATAGTTTCTCTTAGCCTTTCAATATCGTTTGTTGCATCATCATAATACTGACGACCATTCATCATGACACCACCAGGTAATTGCATACCCTCAAACTTTAATAGGTTTGCGCCCCATTGCTGTTTAATTAATGCAGTACCGTAATCAAGTAACCACATATCAGCCCAGATAGAAGTATTCGTAGCCGGATCAAGTTGAGTATATACTTCGACAATAATATAATCACCTGCTTTAATATCACCATCAGCAAAATCACCGAAAATATAAAGGCGATTCTCTCTACGTGAAAACTGAACTTGTGGTTGTCCATTGAGTTTTACATCTAATAATGAGAGGTATTGCTGCATTTGCTCATAATAAGCTAGCTCACCAGCAAAATGAATTAATGATGCCATGTCATTCAACATCATCTGATATTTGATATCAAAGAAATTACGGCCAGAATTAAAGTTAGAAGCAAGTGGAAATACTTTTGAAACAAAAAGAATATCTGAGGACAATGAGATATATTCATTTGATACATCATCTGAAGTAATCTGATGCTTAAGATAAGTTCTTACCGTAGCATCTGAATGATATTCACGGTAATAAAGTAATGCTTCATCGACTCTGTCTTCAAGTTGGTCTTCATCCACGTTAATTTCAATTACGGGATCGCCAAGCTTACGAAGACAGTAGTCGATGTACTGTTGTCTGGTCGCAGGAAGTGCCATATCACATAGTCCTAAGATTAAGAATTCTTAGTACTATTTATACGTTTTTATTTATGAAGTAGCCTGATAATTTCTACCCTGTTCTTGAGTAGGTGGTGTAAAGTTAGTAGTGTACTTAGCAAGATTTTTGTGGATCTGAAAGTTTTCGATATACATCGCACCATGAACTCCCGATGTTCCATCAATAGCGCTTCCTACTCCTACTATATCATCAGTGCCCGCAGTAAGACTCGCAATACTTCCAGATATTGTTTTTGTATATGTTTGAGTTCCATCTAAAAATACTCTTATAGTATTACCTGATCTTGTAAATGCAAAATGCTTCCATGATCCAGTCCACGGAGTAACATTAATGTTTTCACCACCAACAATATCCCATGAACTTCCAGTGGATGACATATATAAACTATAGCTAGTATTACTACTATAAAATACAAAAGCTCCATATGAACCCCATCCATGAGAAATAAATGCATTACCACTTCCAGGAACTTCCGTAGGATAAAACCAACCTTCATAACAGAAATCTCCTGTGCCAGGAGAACTTACGTTGTTAATTAACATTCCACCAGTATCAGTAAACACTGATGTAGTTGCGTACTTAGTATATGTAGTTGATGTTACAGTATCGCCAGATAGCGTTATTATAGAATTTCCAGCCTTATCAAAGATACCTGCGTTATCCAATGGGAGGTATAGGTCTGCATTAGTATTGCCAACTGGTTCTGTTGGAGGTGTAAAAGCAGATGTATAAACAGCATTGCCAACATCATATTTTAAGTCAGCAACATACCCTTGGAAGTTTCGACTTAAAGCCCCCATATCACCA